AAGGGAGTCGTCGCGCCCCACTGGTCCTTCCAGTGCTGCAGGGCGATCTCGGTGGCCTCGTCGACGAGCACGGGCTACTCCGTCCGCAGGGCGCGGACGCCGCTCACGCCGCGCGCGATGGCCGCCTGGACGAAGCCGGCCGGCGCCTGGCGCGAGTGGCCCTCGTTCAGCCGGTTGATGTAGGGCACCTTGTTCGCGATGGTCACGCGGTCGTGGACGCGCATGTCGAACGAGGTCGCCACCTGGGCGATCAGCTGCTGCTGCGTCGCGTGCGCGCTCTGCAGGCCCGCCTGGAGGTCCTCCGGCGCGGGCCGGTCGGAGCGCGAGGTGAAGCGGCCGGACGCGTCGCGCCCGGCGCCTGCTCCGCCCTCGCCTCCGATGATCGGGAACCAGTTCGCCGCGGCCCACCCGGTGTCCCGCGGCGTGTCCTCGATCAGGTTGGCCGTGACGTCGAGGACGATCTGCCGGACCATGCGGGACGTGAAGTCCTGCAGGGCCCGGATCACGACCACGACGCCAGGCTCCGCCACCTCACGCCACCACGGCGGAGAAGAAGTAGCCCAGGTCGGCCGACACCTTCTTCTGGTCGAAGGCCATCTCGGCCTCGACGCGGTCCGACTTCAGGTGCTCCATGCGGAAGCGGCTGATGCGCTGCCCGGCGGGGCCGGCGCCGGCGTAGCCGGTCCAGCCGAAGGTGTAGCCGGCCGCGGGCGTCATGATGCCCGGGCTCGACGGCACGTAGGCCAGGAGCGCGTTCTTGCCGGCGATGTAGGAGTGCGCGTTGGTCGCGCCCTCAATCGCCGTGTTGCGGATGGAGCGGCTCACGAGGATCCGGTCCAGCTCGAGGATGGCCGCGACCGCCTGGAGGCTGACCACCGCGGGGCCCGGGCCCGTCTGGCCGTACTTGATGCGGTCGACGATCTCGGGGTGGTTGCGGAGGATCTTCCAGACGTGCCGGCCGATCACGAGCGTGTTCGGCTCGAAGCCGGTCGACTCGCCCATGACCACCTTGCCGAGCTCGATGTCCTCGACCGGGGTCGAGTTGACGGCGCTCCACAGGGTGCCCGGGGTGACGTCGTTGGCCCAGATGCCGGTCGTGAAGAACGAGCTGACCCACTCGGCCTCTCGACGAACGAGGGCCTGGTGCATCAGGAGCTCCACGGCCTCGCGGTCGGGCTGCAGCGGCTGGTCCGCGTTCGAGCGACGCTGGTCGGGGATGTCGTGGTGCAGCGCCCACACGTCCGCGAGGTAGCTGTCGGTCGAGACGGTGTAGCCGACGCCGGCCGACTCGGCACCCGGCGCGCGCTTCTCCATCTGGTCGCGGTTGAACATCCCGCGATCGAAGGTGAAGTACTTGTCGGACTGCTTGTCGACGCTGATCAGGGGGAACACCTGGTCGGCGACGAAGTTGGACTGCGCCTGCAGGAAGGCGATGGAGATGTTGGTCAGCGGCCGGTCGACGTGGACGTCGCCCGGGGTGGGCTGGGACTTGCGGATGATCTGGATCATTGTTGGATGCTCCTCACGGCAGCAGCATGTTGCTCACGGCGAGGACTTCCACCAGTTGGTTGGCCGCCGTGGCCGTGGTCAACTGGACGCCCAGCACGTGCTGGCCCGTCGCCGCCGCGGCCGCCTGGCCGGAAGCGTTCGACGAGATCTTCGTGCCGATCGTGGCGAGGGCGCCGCCGGCCCGGACCTTGTAGCGGCCGCCGCTGAGGAGCGCGACTTCCGCCGCGTCCCCGACGGCGCTCGGCTTGTTCTGCAACACGCCGATCGCGTTCTCACCCGCGCCGGCCAGGACGACCTGACCGCTCGAGTTGAGCTTGACAAACAGGAACTGCGCGGCCGAAAGGTCGGCGCCCGCAGGGAGGCTGTGGACCTCCAGCTTCATGTCCTTGGCCATTTCAGCTCCTCATCGCCAGGGCGAGTTCCTGGCCTTCCGTGGTCCGGAGCACCTCGTCGCGCGCGACGACCATGCTCACCTTGCGGGACTCCGAGTACGCCTTGGCCAGCGCCTCGAGCTTCGACTCGGCGTCGCCGCCGGCCGGGCTCGTGAAGCCGCGCTCCTCGAAGAGCTTGGCCAGCGAGTCGTTGGCGCCCTTGATCAGGGCCTTGACTTCCGCGCGGACGCCCGCGTCGGAGATGCCTTCCACCGCGCGGAGCAGGGCGACCTTGGCCACCTCGCTGCCGCTGGCGTTCTTGAGCTCGACCGCCGCGCGCTTCGAGAACTCGAGCGCCTCGCGGTCCGACCGCTCCTTGCGGAGCTGCGCGCGCGTCTCGTCGTTGTCGCGCGCCGCCTTGACCAGGCGCGGGTCGTCGCTCTGGCGGTACTCGGTGCCGTCGGCCGACTTGAACACGACCGGGTTGAGCTCGGCCGCCTTCGAGAGCTCGCCGCGCCGGCTCTGCGCGTCGAGGGCCAGGAAGCGTTCCTGTGCCTGGGTGTCGAGCTTGGCCATGTGGCCCCGCTCGCTGTCGGAGAGCTGCGCGAGCTTCTCGGCGCGCGCGAGCTTCACCTGCAGCTCCGAGAGCTGCTCCTTGGTCGCCTTGAGATCCTTCTCGGCGGCCGCGTTCTGTGCGTCGTCCTTCATGGATCGATCCTGTTCTTGCGTCTCACTACTGCCGCCGTCGGATACGTCTCCTCCGGCATTGCTCTTTGCCAGGACCGAGTGGGTGTGCCCCTCGGCCATGGCGATGGTGATGGAGCCGTCGGTGGCTCGGACCCAGGCGTGGGAGTGACCGTAGTCGTCGCCCTCCATCTTGTCGTAGCTGGTGCTGCCGCCCTTGGCCTCCGCGCCGTCCAGCACGTGCTGGTGCCCGCCCTCGATGCTCGTGAGCATCGGGTCGGCCCACTCCTTCTCGACGACCTCGGCGGACTTGAATGCGTCCGACAGCAGGTCCTCGAGGCCCAGCGCCTTCGCGCGCGCCTTGATGTGCCGCGTGACGGCCGCGCGGTTCTTGGCCCGGCCGACCGCGCGCATCGCGTTCTTCAGGTCGGCGGCGCTCTCGATCGGGTAGCTGCCGTCGGGCATCGCGGCGCCGGACTTGGCGTCCGCGTCGCGCTCGTCCTGCGAGAAGTCCCGCTTCATGAGCAGGACCCGCGCGCCCTCCTGGGCGGGCACGTCCACGCCGGAGATCTCCTTCAGCGTGAGGGAGTGCATGATGCGACGCTTCTTGGCCATCAGTCGACCTCCTCGTCTTCGCCGCGGACTCCGCCGATCGAGAAGCCCGTGAGCTCGCCGCTGGCGAACTTGGCCATCACGCCCGGCTCGGGCTTGACGGCGATCATCAGGCCCCGCTTGTCGCACTCGATGCCGAAGGCTTCGGCGACGTCGTCGGTGAGCGGCATGATGTGCAGCACGGTGCCGACTTGGTCGCCCGTGTGCTGCTCCTTGACCACGCGGCTGTTCTGCGCGAAGTCCGTGGCGGACTCCAGCATCGCCTTCTGCGTGATGTGGTCGTGCTGCAGGTCGAAGTAGGGCTCGCCGTCCTCGTGCGTCACGATGGCCCAGCCGAACACCAGGCCGAGCTCGGGCGACACCTTGGCGATCCGACCGCGGATCTCGAAAGTCTTGCTCACCGAGTCGGATGTTAGCGCCTTGCCGGCGGAATCCGAAAGCCCCTCGCGCTTCTTGCGCTTCGGCTTCTTCGCGCGCCGCCCGCCAGGCTCGCCGTAGGAGCCCACGCCTCCGTCGGAGTACTGCTTCACAGGGTGATCCTCGCGGCCTCGCTGAACCGAGTCGTCACGGAGCAGCGGCACTGGACCGTCTCCGCCGCCGGCGCCTCCGGGTCCCCCGGCCGCATGAGGGAGACTCCGGCGCCGCTCGTGAAGGGCTCGCCGATGAACCGCTGCTGCCCGTGCATCGGCACGTGGCTCCCGCGCACGCGCTCGTCGCGCGACGTGATCCAGGTCCGGGTCAGCTCGGCCGGGTTGAGCGTCCCCTGCTGGATGGCCTGGCTGTAGAGATCCTCGCTCCCCGCGTGCACCGAGCGGAGCGACTCCGTGCGCGCGATGACCTCGGCGCGGTAGTTCAAGTACCGATCCCGGTAGCGCGAGACCATCCTGTCGATCTGGTCGGCCTCGAGCACCTCGCCGCGGCGCAGCGGCCCGTCGAAGCGGCGGTCGCGGAGCTGCCGCTGCAGCGCCTCCTTCGACCCGAGCTGCAGCAGGCGGCGGTAGTTCTGCACCGACGCCTCCTGCCGGGCCGTGAGCCCGATGGAGTCGCGGAAGGACAGCGCCGCCTGGCGCGGGTTGAGGCCCCGCTCCACGGCGTCCTGCAGCGCCAGGCTCGTGGCTCGGCGCTGCTCGGTCGTGAACTCGCGCACCATGCGGAGCTGGTTCGCGCGCATGCGCTCGAGCGCGGTCGCGTGCACGCGGTCGAACGCGACCGCGACGCGCAACTTGCGCCCCACGAAGGCGGCGGTGGAGTCGCCCGCCAAGGTGTAGCTCTCGCTCCACATGTTGGCCAGGCGCAGCACCGCGGCCTCGGCGGTGCGCAGCGCGCCGGAGACGTCGCGCCGCTCGAGCAGGCGAGCCAGCTCGGCCAGCGTGGCGGAGTCGCGGATCTCGCGCACCACCTCGTGGAAGCGGCGCCGGAAGCGAGGCGCCACGGTCTCGATGAGGTCGTCGAGCCGGGAAGCTGGGTCGACGTGCCTCATCGGACCTGGAGCACGTAGGTGGCGGCGGCCGGGTCACGCTCGACGCTCACCACGAAGTAGGTGGCGCCCTCGATGGTCACCTTGTCGTTGGGCGCCGGGACCGCCAGGCCCGCGATGCTGTCGCCGATGAGCGTGACCACTCGGTCGCCGCGCTGCACGATGGTGCCGTCGCGCTCGGACACCTCGTAGTCCTCGACGAAGCCCTCGGCCGCGTGCGGGACGTAGGTGACGTTCTGCCCGGCGGACAGGGCGCCGGGCGTGCGCGCGTCGTTCACGGCCGACAGCAGCGTGGCCGGCAGCAGCTTGCCCCGGAAGGCGGAGCGGATGATGCCGCTCAGGTTGACGCCGAGGATCCTCACAGCGGTCCCACCAGTCCGTAGAAGTCGTCGGAGTCGAACTGGCTGTCCTGGTCGTCGCCGAACGCTTCGCCGGAGGCCGCGGTGCCGCTCGTGATGTAGCAGCGCATGAGCTCGAGCACCTCGCGCGGGTAGAGCCCGGCGCCGGTGCCCGGCCCGCTGGTCGGGCGGAAGAACTCGACGCGCGCGCTGCCGGCGGCGGCAGTCCGGACGTTGCTCCCGTTGTCGCGCTGCCCGGGCAGGCTGGCGTCGGAGAGCAGGTAGTTGGCGAGCTCGTAGGCAGCCTCGACCACGCCGGGCGCGATCTCGTTCGTCGGCACGGGCACGCCGTCGCAGGTGATCAGGCCCGCGCGGAACTCGAAGGCCAGCGCCTGGTCGGGGTCGACCTTGGTGCCGAGCCAGCGGCCGCGGTCGAGCCAGCGAGCCGCGGAGACCAGCGCGCGCTTGTTGGCGTTCGCGTCGGCCGACAGGTTGGACGCGACGTGGCCGGCCAGGTATGCCTTGAAGCCTGCCTCGGTCCCGTAGATCGGGTAGGTGTTGCCGCTGATGACGACGGTGCCCATGCTACTTCGTGATGTCCTGGTGGAACTCGAAGGGGCCCTTGGCGATCGTGCGGATCTTGCCGGTGCCGTCCGTCATCTGCAGGTCGAAGAAGTACTCGTTGGGCTCCTGGTCCGCCTCCAGCGCCGTCATGGAGAACCGCACCACGCCGTCGGTGCCCAGGGGGATGGTGCCGACGAGCTGAAACAAGTTGCCGGTGGCGTCCGGCGGGTCTTCCTGCGGGTCGACCGTGAGCAGGAACGAGAAGCCCGTGATGTCCACGGCGGCGCCGGCGGAGTCGAGGATCGTGAACGTCCAGGGGAACGTGTCGCCTCGAGCGCGGCAGATCGAGACTTCGATCGGGCAGAGGTCCAGTTCGCTCATGCGGTGACGTCCAGGTTGCGGCTCGGCAGGCCGACGTCGATGTTAGCGCCGGGCAGCTCGACCGGCAGGCCGGAGGGGCCCAGGGCAACCGGCAGGTCGGCGCCGGCCAGGGGGATAGGGAAGCCCGAGCCGCCGAGGACGACGCCCAGGTTCGCGGCCGCGAGCGCGACGTCCAGGTTGCGGATGGGGCCGGTCGCGCCGTTCCCGACGAAGGGCACGCCGAACGCCTCCGCCGAGGCGATGCCCCCGACCACGATCGACAGGACCAGGCTCGGGGTGCCGAACGCTTCCGCGCTCGCGATGCCGGTGACGACCACCTGCTGCGAGATGCTCGGGAACCCGAACGCCTCCGCGCTGGGGATGCCGGTCGGCACCACCTGCAGGTTGACCTGAGGCAGGCCGAACGCTTCGAACGACGGGATGCCCGTCGCGCGGACCTGCAAGTTGAGCTGCGCGGTGCCGAAGGCTTCCGCGCTGGGGATGCCCGTCGGCAGGATCTGCGTGATGTTCGAGACGTTGGCCGTCCCGAACGCTTCCGCCGTAGGGATGCCGGTGCACCGGACCTGCAGGTTGAGCTGCGGGTTGCCGAACGCCTCCGCCGTCGGGATGCCGGTGGCCAGCACGCTCCGGTTCACCTGCGCGGTCCCGAACGCCTCCGCGCTGGCGATGCCGGTCGGCGACAGCTTCAGGTTGAGCTTCGGGGTGCCGAAGGCTTCCGCGCTCGGAATGCCGGTGGCCAGGACGTTGCGGTTGACCTGCGCGGTGCCGAAGGCTTCGCCGGACGCGATGCCGCTGGCCGCGATGCCGAGGTTGACCTTCGGGGTGCCGAACGCCTCCGCGCTGTCGATGCTCTGGACGTGCCGGCGGTTGTAGTCGAGGTCGACGCGCCGCGCGCGGAAGTCGTAGAGCGAGTCCGGGTCGCGCGCGAGTCGCTTGATCTCCGCGTCGGTGAGCACGCGGTTCCACACGCCGACGCTGTGGAACGTGAAGTCCAGGTTGGTCGCGCTGTCGACCTGCCGCGCGAAGGTGAAGTCCAGCGGGCTGAAGCCCAGCTGGTCCAGGATGCCGGCCCAGTAGCCGTGGTTGCTGCCGAGCACCACCGTGAGGCTCTGCTCGACGCCGTCCACCCAGATGCGCCACCTGGCGCCGCCGGCGTCGTCGGCCACCCAGGCGACGTGGTGCCAGTCGCCCTGGCCAGTGAGCACGCCGGTGGAGACCAGGTCCAGCACGCCGAAGCCGGGGCTGTTCGCCCCCATCATGAAGCCCCCGTTGAAGGTCCCCATGAAGACGCTGTCGGTGGTGCTGGTGCC